TTCTGTCATGTATTCTGATCTGATAGATGGAACAATTTACGATCTAGGTGCCATTGCTGAGTTAGCAAGAACATGTAACATTTCATTAAAACAGGAGGTAAGACAATGAGTTCATTACAAATGATTCTGGACAATCAAAGAAAATTGCAGTTAAAATCCTATGGAGTAGATGTATCTACTTTAGATGGAGAAGACAGAGCGGCTTACATTCGAAATATGTCTTTGGCATTGACAGATGAACTGCATGAAGCATTAAATGAAACCGGTTGGAAACCATGGGCAACAAGTAGGCATCTTAACAGAGCAGCTTTTGCTGGAGAAATGATTGATGTTCTACATTTCTGGGTTAATCTAATGCTAGTTGCAGGAGTAACTGAACAAGATATTCTTGATCTTTACTTTGCAAAGGCAGATAAGAATGCTAAGCGTCAGCTAAATGGCTATGACGGTGTTGACGGCAAGTGCAAAACTTGTGGACGAGCATTTGATGATGGTGCCGTTCTTTGTACTCCAATTGCTTGTGAACACATAGAATGAAATACGTACTAGATGATGTAGTAACATCTTTCACTGATCGTATCGCTAGCCATAGATCTGCTTGGCCTCGTATGCAGAAATGCATGGTTGATGACGCTTTGAATACTAAATCTGAAATTGCTTTTGGCAATGATCAGTTGGTCAAAGAAGACACTTGGTTAGTATCAAGTCCTATGGAATTCAAAGGTGAAGTCTTTAATCTATTTGGCGGTTATACAAAAGAGACTCGAGATAGAATTGCTAGAGTTCTTGATATGGATCTTGCCAAGATTAAAGCTTTGGATATGCCTATCGGTGACATCGAAAGAATTCTTCGTCCGCGTGCAGCAAAGACTGATTTTGACTTTACAGAAGCAGAATGGTCAAAGATTCGTGATCTAATGAAATGTGAAGTTATCAAGCATGAAGATCTTGTCTTAGACATTCAAAGAGTTGTTATTGGTGACTCACATTCAATTTCAAGATATAGAGCAAACACTGTCGTCTATCGTCATGATGGTTTAACGCTTCATGGTTTAACCGAACGAGGAGTTGAACCTTATCTTCCTGATTACTTTGTGCCACACTTAGTTATTTACGCAGGAAACGTAGATATAAGACATCATTTGTGCAGACAATTAGATCCTGAAGGTTCAGCACGTCGATTGATCAGTAATCTTAGAATGCACCTTGAACATATGCAACAAAAAGGAAAAATAGGCACATTTGAAGTTACTGCACCTTATCCAATTGAGTTTGAGGGTCGCAAGATTCCAAAAACAGGATTTTATAAAGGTACAGCTTTTTATGGATCTCATCCTACACGTGACAGAGTCCGTCAGATCATGACTAACGAGATGAAATATCAGTTTGACAATGTTCATGAATGGCCAACTAATTGGTACATGATAGATCCAGAAGACTATGCAAAAACATATATGGAAAAGCCTGGATCAGTTCATTTATCGCCTGAGTTCTATGAATGGGATTTGGTTAACAATGCCGCAAATAACTGAAACCATTTATTGGGAAGACTTTAAGAAGTACTACGATAAAGCTGCAATCTTGCAAAACATAAACATCGCAAGTGAAAGCGGTCGTGATACTTCTGAAGACTTACATGTTGATGATCCATTGCAGCATCACATTACTATCTACGATACGGTAGATCGTGAATTCGCTGGATTTAGCAATGCCATTCAGCAGATTTGGTACGGATCAAACAATCCAAAGAAGTGGCAAGTTGATAGTCGTTTTGATGGTTACAACTTGCATACAATGGATTGGTTTTATCTATTTATGATTCACAGAGTTACTGGGTCAGGCGCATCGTTTAGTTATGACCATGGATTTAGAAACAGTATACTTTCTGATATGGCTCTTAAGACAGATAACATGATTCATATGAAAAACTATGTGTTAAGTGAAATGAGAACTGGTAGACCTATCTTTACAAGTATTGGTAACCAGATCCCGCAATTCCCTAAGCCAAATGCAGAATATCCTCGTGGATCGCAGCTTTACATTTCAGAATATATGCCTCGTTTAGTTAAAGATTTCTATACTCATTTATCCTACAATCCATTGACAATGTCAATTAGAGATGGTGTTGATTGGATCAATGAGTGGCACAAGTCTCAAGGTCTAAAGTGTTTCCATTTTGTAATGACAGCATTTGTGATGGATGTTGCTCAATATTTCCCTACATTGATAGATCCATGGAGTCAAGTAAACTATGGCAGCAATGCAATCAAAGCTTTGAACTTATTGTTTAAGAACGAAGGTTACAAGCAAAAAGACTTTCTAGATGCTGCAATGGAGGTCATCTGCAATGAGTTTAGATCTCCTTATGATCCACGTGACCATGAAAGAAATCTAGGCAAAGGATTAAGTCTAGAAGATGTTGCATGTGACTATGTCCGATACGTTGAATGTTATGTGCCAAAAGGTTACGAACATCTACAACCTTGGCAAGTGACAAACAAGTCTTTAATTCCTCACCACGCAAAACATTGGACATACCACAAACACTTGGAGGCTAAAAATGTTTAAGATCACTACAGACTCTTCAAGTAAGTATTCACATCGGCACAGAGATCAATGGTTAGAACTTGCTGGTGATTGGACAGATGAAACACAGTCGCCAAATATAGGCACATTTCATGGTGCTACGATTTGGGACGATTCTGTAACTGGAGTTGGCACAAAAGGTCGTTGGGGAGATCTACTAGTCAAAACGATGGAATCAGATCACTTGGTTTATGTACAGCCAAGAGTCGGTTGGGCAGGAGTTTCATTAGCTGCTCTTGCAAAGAAATATAACAAAAAGTTAACATTGTTTATGCCTTCCTCAAAAGTGGTCAGTGACCATCAGTTAGTTTGCATTGAAAGAGGAGCAAATCCGATCTTTCGAAGAATCGCAGCAATGCCAGTTCTGAACAAATATGCCAAAGATTGGGCAGAACAAAATAATGCTCAATTTGTGCCATTTGGTTTAGATCATCCCCTAGTTGTTGCGGCTGGAGTTAAATCTACAGGAGAGATTGGAAGAGCGGACGTTACAACTTACCATAAAGCTTTCAGAGAAAAAGCTGACTATGCAGACAAAATCAATGAGGAAATTAACTCCGCTCCAACGTACGATTGCAAAGGTTTAGAAAGATTTATGTTGGACAAAACATCTGCTCCTAAAACACCTTCAACTTTATTATGGAATGTGGCAGGTGACGTAAAACCAGTTATAATGGACCATTCACAAGTTGATAGTTTCAGAGAATGGGGTGAGTTTAGATGATTACAATCATCGAAGGTTCTGATGGAACAGGCAAAACAACTTATGCTCAAAAGTTAACAGAACGATACAATGCACAATACTTGCATGCTGAACAACCTAGATCTAGATTATGGGTTGATGAATACATTCGACCATTAACTTCTAGCAATATGGTACTAGATCGATGGCATTTAGGTGAAGTTGTTTGGCCAAAGATTTATGGAAGAGTATCATTATTTGATGAAACAACATTTGACTATTGCAATTGGGAACTTGCTAAACTAGGAGCTAGGTTAATTCTGTTAACAAGATCAGAAGATGCAATAGCTGAAGAATTGTTAAGACGAGGTGAAGAACTAGAGATCGATTTTGTTCTACACTCAAGATCTTTATTTGTAGAAGCTTTTAGACAAATAAAATATTTAGACAAAACAATAATCCATAGTGAGGTGGTTAGGTAATGCATATAATTACAGAAAATCCAAGCGAAGCTTTAGAGTTAGCAACTCAATATGTAATTGAGCATGGTGAAGCAATATCTCCTCGTGGTATGGTTACTAGAGAGCTGCTTAACGTCACTTTACAAGTTGAAAAGCCATGGAACATACCTGTATCTATGGAAAATCGTAAACTTAACCACAATATTGGTATTAAAGAAGCATTACAACTTGTTGGACAAGTTACTGATCCAGAAGCAATGATAGATACCAGTCAAGTGTTTGGAAAGTACATGGATAATGGAATACTTCATGGTGCTTATGGTCCACGAATTCATGGCAATCTTAATAAGGTTGTAGATCAATTAAAGAAAGATTACTCTACAAGACAAGCAGTTTTGACTATATTCGACTCAAATAAAGATCTAAATGTCGACGTAAAAGATGTTCCTTGTACATTAAACTTGCAGTATTTCATTAGAGACAATAAGTTAATTGCTAGAACAAACATGAGAAGCAATGACGTATTCTTAGGTCTTCCATATGATCTGACTCAATTTATTGCATTACAAGGTGCAATTGCCAAAGCTTTAGACATTGAAATGGGTCAATATGTACATGTTGTAGGTAGTTTACACATTTACGATGAACACATTCCACAAGCACAATGGATTAAAGCATACTTTAATGGCTCATTTAAGGATTACGAACCAATGTGGACTGGAAATACAATTGGCGAGATTAGTCACACTGCTAGATCTATATTAAAAGGTAACATTCCAGATCATTTAACTCGTTTTGAAAGATTTTTGGCAGGTAAAATCAATGACTGAGCCAGTCGCTAGATGTGAAGCATGTGGAGCATGGACGTATCTGTATCCTTTAGATAAACTTATGGGTAATCCGCATTTCTGCACTGATTGTAAAGCAAAACAGAAAGGAAAACGCCGTGTTGCCTAATCAAACCGAAGTTGTAAAGCGACTTAGCGAACTTTCTCGTATGCTTGATGCTGCAACAGATGAAATTGCCATGAGTGATGATAAAGCAGTCAAAGCAAAAGGTTCTTATGAAGTTGCTTATGCAAGATCTTTTTTGCAATCAAATGGATCCATGGACGTAAGGAGACAAGAAGCAATTTTGGCTTGTGCTGATTTACGTTTAGCAATGGAAATTGCAGAAGCAGAAGTCAGAGCAATAAAAGAACGGATAAATACCTTAAGATCTCAAATATCTATTGGACAATCACTTTCAGCTGCAATTAGACAACAATTTAGCGCAGAAGGTGTTGGTCAATACACATGAGAGCAAGAAGTAAAAAAATGACAAAAAAGTATGTGGAACGGCGTAAATTAGTTGCCTACTTGCTTGAGCAATATCCAATGTGCCAAAGATGTAATGCAAAAGCTTCTGAAGAAGTTCATGAAGTTCTCAGTAGAGCCAGAGGAGGATCTATTTTGGACATTAACAACTGCAGAGCTCTTTGTCACATTTGTCATTTTTGGATTACAACAAATCCTGCTGAAGCCACCAGAACTGGTTGGTTACAGAATTCTTGGGATAAATGATGCCAACTTATGACTATAAATGCCAAAAATGTGGAATCCAAGTTGAAATCAGCCACTCAGTATCAGAACACGGTCCTAGATGTGATTGTGGAGAGGTTATGCAAAAGATTTTTACCGCTGTACCCGCTATTTTCAAAGGTAATGGATGGGGAGGAAAAGAATGACTAACCTCTCTAGAAAACGTAGAGGTCGAGAGACTGAATTGATCTTTGCTGAATATTTAAAGCGAGAAGGTTGGATTTATGCTGAAGCAACTAGTTCTTCAGCTGCTGGAACAGATATAAAAGGCGTTATCGGAGTTGATTGGGAATTGAAGGCTAGAGCAGACTTCGATCCTAAATCAGCAATGAAACAACAAGCAAAAAGAATCAAAGAAGGCGTCATCCCCATCGCTGTCTTAAGACAGAATGGACAAGGCGAAGCTGATATAGAAAATTGGCCAGCTTGTGTTCCAGTAAGCGTAATGATACAACTACTGAAAGAAGCGGGATACTTGTGACGATTAGAGATTTAGATTTTAAGGTTGAAGCAGCAGAATGGACTAAAAATGCCAATTGCACTGATCCAAGCATAGATCCTGATTGGTTCTTTCCTGATAGTGAACATCCAACGAATTTAGAACAAAGAGCAGCTTTAAGTATATGCAAGAACTGTCCAGTGCAAATGAATTGCTTAGGTTATGCAATCAAGCATTGGCCAGTGTATGGAGTATGGGGTGGCATGAAGAATAAAGATATAAAAGATCTAGTCCGACAAATAAAGGAGCAAAAATGAGTGCAGCAATAACAATCAAAGGTCGTGTTGGTAAAGATATGGACATTAAGTTTACACAACAAGGTAAAGCTTATGTTCCATTTAGTGTAGTGTCAAATACACGAAAGAAAGTTAATGATGAGTGGGTAGATGCAGATACAAGTTGGTGGGAATGCAAAGCCTTTGGAGGTTACGCGGAGGCTCTTGTAGATAACATTAAACGAGGCGATCTGGTGACTATTACAGGTACAATTAAGCAAACGACATGGATTGACAAAGACGGCAATAAGCGCTCGTCATATGAGGTTCTGGTTGATACTATTGCCAAGCAAATTGTTGTGCAAAAATATCATGGCACACCAAGAG